GGCGGCAATCAGCAGGTTACGCTCATCGGTCCAACCGGCAATCTGAATCACCGCCGCTTCAAGCGAGGTTTCGTTCAGGTCCGACTGGGTCGAGAAGGTGTTGCTGTTTACGCCACCCGAAACAAGCGGATGCGAGGTGTTGCAGAGCGACACACCGTCACCACCGGTTACGCCAGCCGCGAACGCATTGTTCAGGACCGACGAAGCCTTCACCTGCTTGGTGTACGCCATCGCACGTGCCAGCGCCTTGGTATAACGCTTGCTGAGCGAGTCGTACAGGTTGTCCTCAATCGCTTCTTCCGTGATGGAGAAGCCGAGGGCAATCGTCTCGTGGTTGTAACGCGAAGTCCATGCTTCCTGCGCATTGTCATACGCAATCGCCTGACCTTCAGCCTTGACCGGAGCAGCCGAGAATCCCGACAGCTTGGTCTCTTCCTCGAACGAGCGCTCGGAGGTCTCCTGCTCGTAGATCTCTTTGTGCTCTTCGCCGTAAGAAGCATACTCCAGACCGAACAGAGCGTTCAGGCCGGGGAGCAGCTCTTTCAGCAGTTGGGCGCGTGAAATTGCCATTTGTTACTGCTCCTTATGCTACGTTGTAACGGTGGACGCCAAAGTTCAGTTTGACCAGAACTTCGGGCGATTGAACCAGCACAACCGTGCCAGCAACCTGCGTCGTGACAGCCGTAACAGTCAGCGTGGTGTTGCCAGTCGTGGAAACGGTAAGTCCCGTGCTGACCGTCGCGCCCGTGTACCGGAGCTGACCATCAACGAGGTTGAACACGTCCGTACCAACCGGAATCACCAGATTGACCGGGAGGCCGGACACAACAACCGAGGTCGCTGCCGGGGCACCGCCAGACACATACGTGGCAGACGTGTTGATCTGAGTGTCAGGCACCAGACCCAGAACGCGGAAGCCGCCGTTTGCGGTGGTAGCACTCGCGCCGACTACACCCGATACACCGTTGCCGGTAGCGGTGGAGCCAGAGGTCGTTACGGTCGTGCTAGCCAGATTCTGACCAACGAGCAGCGACGGGCACGAACCAATCGTGGTAGCGCCTGCGGCGGTCGTTACAGCCGCGCGGAAGACCGTGTTCGGGTCATCAGCTACATACGCAACAGCGTCACCTGCTGCAGTGCTGGCGGGCCAGTACTGAGCGAAGACTTTCTGCTTCGTGGTCGGGTTGGTGTACGAACAGCCAAGGAACACACCGATGACGGTGTTGGTGGTGTTCACAGCCGACGCCTGCGTGGCTACATAGCCAGCCGAAAGCGTTACCGGGTCACCATAGAACAGATTCACGTTGTAGGCATACTGGATCGGATATTGACGGGTGGAACCCGCGAACGTCTGTCCGCCGATCAAATTGACCGGCTTGTAGCCATACGACTTATCAATTGCAGGATAAGACATAGGTCACTCCAAATTTAAGTTCGATTCCCGCGTCCGAATGAGACGTTGGACTTACGCTCGTTGAAGAGCGGCATCCGCTCGTCGTTCGTACGCATGAAGTTATTGTCCACGGCATCCATCTGGGCTGCATTTTGGCGAGCGTAGTATTCACTGCGCTGCTGCATCATCCCTTCCGGGGCCTTGCACAGAATCAATCCCCCGTTCTCAAGATTCCCGCTGCTATTAGCGGACATATTAAGCTCGGGATAGTCGGCTGCCTTCACAGGTTCCCAGCCTTCTCTGAACTTTGCGGACGTATTCATGGGATCTGCTGTTCCCATCAGGGATGTCCGTACCCATCTAAAAACCCAACCGGGTTCCGGCTTAGGGCTTGGGAGAGTTTCCGGCGGACGCCACATCTGAGTACGCTCAGCGGACTGTCTGTTTTCCAACTCGCGACCAAGGCGATTCTCAGCCATTATCGACCTCCAGCTTCAATAGTTCTCTTGCATACGCTTCGTTGGTCAAACCAAGCCTCTTGGCTATCGCAACTTGCGATGGTGTCAGGCGGACCTGACGCGGCGCGGTACCCCGCGATACTGGAGCTACAACCGTAGCTGCCTTGCGTGGAGCAGGACGAGGTTCCTTCGCCTCTCGCACGGGTTCGGCGTCATCAAACCTTTCGGGGAAGCGCCGACGAACCGTCTCATTTACGTGTCGGTAGTAGTCATCACTGCGCGGATCGACACCCGACCGGACCAATTTCTCATGCAGGCCAAGAGCGAGGGCGGTCATTTCCTCGTCTACACCGAACCACGCATTATCCTGTCGCCAAGCCTCAGCTTTATGATCGACAACTTGTGTGGGCGGTGCTTGCACCTGATATGTATTTTGTACACTTGATTCATCTACTTGTAAAGAAGGCTGGAATCTCTCCACCTCTTTAATCCGGAATTTCGCGTCAGTAAGGGCCTCTTGAGCGTCGGTAATCTGTTCTGCATCGCCAGACTCATACGCCATACGCAGGCGCTCTTTAGTGACCGCCAACTCCATATTCGCGGCTTTAGCGACCTCATTGATGAATACTTGCTCTCCAGCGCCAAGCCGCAGGCGCAGATTCCTGTTTTCCTCATAAGCCTGTTGAGCGAACCGCAGCGCTTCCTCCCGCTCACGGGCAGCGCGCTCTTTCTCACGGCGCTCGTCATGCCAGACTTTCTTCATCTGGCCCAGACGCTTCTTTACCTTGTCGGAATATTCCTCAAGGTCGTCATTCTCAAGCTCATCAACGATCTGCTTGGGCAACGGTACACGCCCGCGATCCTCTTCAGGTGTATCGTCAATGATCTCAACTTCAATTTCGTCTACGGAATTATCCGTATCAAGCTCATGGGGAAACTTGTATTGCTCATCAGCCATGATTAACTCCTTATGCGCGGCTCAATCCGCGTGGGTCTTCTACAACAGCCTCAACGGTGTCATCGTTGATGATCCGCCACTCAGTGCCATAGAGTCTGATACGCGTCCCAGAATAGGGACGTACGAGGACAAAATCGCCCTCTTTACACCACGGGCCGGTGGGGAACCGTGTGGTGTCCTTGTAGGCCATATCGCCCACCTTCGCGACGAACAGAACCGTAGTGGTCTGCTCCTCATTGCGGCGGGTTTCCTCGGCCATGATGATGCCGCTTTCGTACTCTGACTCCACTTTCGGCACCATGCAAAGCAGCCTATATCCTTTCGGATCAGGGAGTTGCTTGGCTTTCTTGTCGGCTTCCTCAACTGTATTCGCTACGCTGATATTACTCATCTGCGTCGTTCTCCAGACGTTTTGCAAGGTCATTTATAGTTAGCGATGCGAAATCGAGACCCTGAACGATTCCACAAAGGCGCTGGTAATCTGCAAAGTCCTTGACCGTGTTACCACGAGCCAAGTGCTCTGTTATTGTGTCGCGCTCCTCTTTGAACTTGGAAACCAAGTACTCAAGAGCGTTGCTGTAGGCCATTACTCGGTATTACCCTCCCTGCTTCTCTGAGTTTCCGTTTCACGGAGATTGAAGTCGTCAGCCTTACTTGCGGCGTCCAGCTGCAGGCGCATAGCAGCGAGCTGCTGTTGCATCTCTTTGACGGTTGCGTCATCTGCCTTAGTTGCGGCTTCTAGCTGTAGACGTAGTGCATCCAGTTGTGTCTGGAAGTTGAACTGGCTCTCTCTAAGTTGCAGCTCGTCAGCGCGACCAGCGGCGTCAACGACGTCCTTCTGAGCCTTGAGCTGGAGCTGATTACTGTCGTTCTCGATGCGTGCCTGCGACTCCATTGCACGGAGCTGAAGCTCCGCCTTCTTAATCTCGGCATCGACCTGTACTTCTTGCGCCTTGATATCGGCGAGCTGTTTCTTGATCTCCAAATCCATCTGCTGCATCTGGACCAGCGGATCTTGGGCCTGTTGCTGAGCCTGCTGTGCTTGTGCTTCCGCGATGTCTTTCTGTAGCAGACGTGCGGCTGCTGCAGCAGCAAGCTGAGACAGCTCCACCTCGATATCGGCGGGTAGGTGCCCGACCTCATCGTCATCGCCCAGAAAGTCCGGCGGCGGAGGCAGCGCGGCTCCGAGCTGTTTCTCAAGCTCTTTGCGGTACTGGAACGCCACATGCTCCATGACGTGAGCGTTTGCCGCAGCCATGATGGCCTGCGCGTTGGGGTTCTGGCTGATGACAGCCGCCATCTTCGGATCTTGCATCGCAGACATATGTACCTGCAGATGCGCTTCGTGATCCTGATACAAAAACGCCCTCACAGGCTTGCCCATCAGAACGGCCATGTTCTCCGATACCGGGTCCATGGGCTTAGTATCAGTGACGTCAGGCACGAGCTTCTCGGCGTTCTTGATGCCAAGCGTCTCGATCATCTGCCTATGCAGCATGGGCAGGTTGTAGATATTCGGCGCTGACTGTGCCAGCTGATGCACCGCCTGATACTGCACCACCCGCTGCGCCATGGTGGACGCGTTGGGGTCCGAGACTGGGATGACATCTACCTGATCGTAGTCCGTCCGCTTGGCTGCGGAGGGGCCTGTATCCGGCTGGTAGTTGTACGACTCCGGCGTGTTATCCCGGATGATGGCAGCAAGGAGCTTGAACTCCTGCTTCATGGTGTAGTGGATGCGCGCTTGCACCGCCGACATCACCTTGAGCGCACGCTCAAGCACCGCCAGCGTTGTCCCGACAGGGGACTGAGAGGACATATCCGAGATCTTGAGGTCTGCAGACGCCGCGAACTGCTTGCCCTCCGTGACGATCCTGTCCATCAGCGCGGTTAGCGTCTGACTGGGCTCCTTATAAGGAAGTGGCAAAATGTTGTCGCGGATGGAGCCTGACGGCAGGTCCACATCACGGAACTCGCCCGGGGCGATGGGCGTATCGTCGTTCTTGACCCGCATCCCACGGGCCTTGAGGCCGCCGGGGAGGTTAGCCAGTGTGCCTGCGTCCACCAGCTGGCGGAGCAGAGAAGTTGCAGCCTGCGTGTGCCCACCGATCAGGTGGATGAGACCAAAATAGTAGAACCCGAACCCGGGTATGTAGCCGTAATGCACAAAATGCTGCCGACGCTGCTTGAGCGAGTCGTCCTGCAACCAATTGCGCCGGATAGCGAGCACTGTGGAAGTGCCTTTCTCGATAGTGACGATATAAGGAAGGGCTATGCCTGTAGGATGACCATCGTCATCCTCGTCCTCATAACCTTCCAGATCCAGATCAACATGCATCTCAAGGATCTGGAATCGGTCATCCATTGAGGCAGAAAAGCCCTGATCGACGGCCTTCTGCTTCTCTACTTCGTCCAGAACACGCTGGGGTTCGCCCAGATCGACGTCACGATAGAACCCAGCGACCTGCAACTTGCGCAGATCGTTCTGAGTCTTACGCATCCGGTGGGTCACACGCTCAGCAGACTCAAGGTTGGCAGCGCCATAAGGGACAACGATGTCCTCTGAACTGATGAACTGCGCTGTCTGACGCTCTAATGATGGATCGTAATAGATCTTCTTGAAGGCGTTACCAGAGAGACACAGGCTCATCAGCAAGCGTTCATGCTCCGGGCGATACTCCTGCATCACCTCGGTCAGCTGATAGTTCATGTCCTCCCGCACGCGTGAGGCGGCAGCGAGCTTCTCTGGGGTCTCTTTGCCGATGATCTTGGTCTGTACCGGCCCCATCGCGGGGAAGGTCTCCATGATCGTCTCAGACTGAAACTTGACCGCACTCTCCATAAGCAGGGGGTGGGTCACGCCACACGCACCGGGCCAAGGCTCGCTACGCTCCTCGTGCTTCAGTCCGAGCAGTTTCAGACCTTTGACATACGTATCAAGCCACTCTTTGCGAGAGGTCAGGTCCGTGTCGTAGTCGTCCAACAGATCGCTGGCAAGGCCCGCCAGCACCTGCTCGTCCATTTCTTCAGCGAGGTTAGCGTCGAAGTCTTCTCCGTCCTCCGCTTTACTGATACTGATACCGAAGCCGGGACCAGAGATATTCACTTCCTCCGGATCAACGATCTCGATTTCAAGCGGTTCTGCCTCGGGCAGGGACGCAAGGCCCATGGGGGCCGCGTAGAGAGCTTTATCAATCGCCAT